TTTAGTTTAGCACAGAACAGTACAACTGGAAATTATAGCGATGTTTATCGATATCCAGGTTTGGATGGAAGATCTTCACTGTATCAAGATATTCAAAGCGTTGCAGGTCTAACTGCTTATGTTCTAAATGGAGCAGCACTTAATAAGACCTTCTGTATTATTGGTCTAAAAACTAAGACAATTGCTACAAACAATTTTGGTCAAGATGGTACACTGCAAATCACCATTCCACTGATCAGTGACGTAGCAGGTGCAATGCACAGAGCAAAGGTTGCTGGAAACGTCTACATCGCCTCCACCGGATCAAATCTGGCGTCGGTTCTCAATGTAGATACTATTACTCCAGCGGCTCCTAGTTCTGCTTGGCAGTTTGGCGATACATTGAAGCGCAAGCGCATCAACTATTATCAAGCAGGAGTTGGAAGTGGCTATTATCTGGCTTCAGATTACGTAGGCGTCACTGGCGCATATACTGCAAACAACAGAGTCGGTGTTCCAAGTTTGATTCAACAAGTAAAAACCATTGCAGAAAATGCTATTGCACAGTATGTGGATGCCGCAATAAGCAACACTGCAACATGGGCAGCTGCACGCACCAGCGTAATAAATGCACTCAATAGTGCTGGTTCTAATCTATTGAATGCTCTTGATACTACTGGTACCAGATCTTTTGATTCACCCGGAATTGTAGTTTGCGATTCAACAAATAACACTCCTAGCAGTGGAACTTTGCGAGTTGACATTAAAATTTATCCAAAGCAAACATTCACATCAAATCCCGGAACTGCAGTCAATGGCTTCCTCGTAACTGTAACAGCACAGGAGTAATGAATGAGTCAAACCATTTCAGACTTTAAAAATGGGTTTAACGGCGGCACTAGAGCCAATAGATTTTCAATTAAATTCAATTGGCCAGCTGCTGTTGAAGCAAGTGATGTAAATTTGACATACCACGCAGTTGCTGCAAAGCTCCCCGAAGGAGAACTTGGAAGCATTTCTATTCCTTACAGAGGTCGCGTGGCACACTTTGCAGGCGACAGAGATTACAAGCCGTGGACTGTTACTATAATAGATGATACTGGAAACAACGAGTCTTGGTCACTATTTCACAAGTGGTCAAATCTTTTAAATAGCCACGTATACAATACATCATTAGATCCAACATTTGCTGCAAATGGTAGCAATCTATTACTAAAAACAATTGAGGTAAATCAACTATCTCATTCTACAGGAAATAGTAACCTTAATACAGCAGGGCACGATGTTCTTAGAACAATTAATTTAAATCATGCTTGGCCATCTGAAGTAGGCCAAATTGGATTTGATATGGGCGAAGGTGGAAGTTTAGTATCATTTACCGTAACTTTTAGCTACGATTACTACGAGCTAAAACAGATACAAAATTAAAAAATAATTTAATATGAATTTAACAGACTTTAAAGATCAATTTAATGGTGGTACCAGACCAAATAGATTTTTGGTAACAGGTGCAGTTGGTAAGTATGGTGGTGCTGAAACTCCACATACTTTCCACGTTCGTTCAACATTTCTGCCACCTGTAACAAACATTACGTTAACTTTAAATGCTTATGGTAGAAAAGTAAATATTCCGGGAGATAGAGAATATTCTCCATGGCAAATGACCATATATGATGATATCAAAAATGGATCAACACCTCAAGCCAATCCTACGCATTTATGGGATTTATTTACCAAATGGCAAAATGAAATTAATAGCCATAAATTCAATCAACCAGATAAAAGTGGAGCTCCCGGGCCGGAGCCATTTTTGCAATATAAACGAGATTGGACAATTCAGCATCTAGATTTGAATGGTAATTCGACTGCACTAAAAACATTTCAACTGATCGGGTGTTGGCCCAAAACCGTCAGCGATATCGATCTAAACATGACTCGTCGTAATTTTATGAATACTTTTTCAGTAATTATGCTTTACGATGAAATAAAAATTAATGGTAGTACTTTAGATACAACCGCTACCGGTCAAGACTTGCTGTCTTAATTGCATCTAAATATTGTGAAAGATCATCATGAACATCGAAGTATTTGGATTTGAATTTGGTAAAAAACGCTCTCCACAAGATGCAAGCGCATATGATGTTTTAAGTGGCCCAAAAAGATTAATTGCCAAAGAAGAATTTGATGGAACCGTCGCGGTTGAAGCTGGCGGTGTATTTGGCACTTACGTAGATTATTCGGCATCTTTAAAGGACGAAAATGCAAACATCGTCCAGTACCGAAACATGTCACTGTACCCGGAAGTTGATGCCGCAATTGATGAGATCGTAAACTCCTCCATAGTATGGGGTACAGATCGCAAGCCAGTAAAATTAGACTTGACTGATGTACCACTGTCCGACATGGTAAAGCGCAAGATGCATCTCAGCTTTGAGCGCATTCTGAAGATGATGGATTTTAATTCAAAAGCATATGAAATCTATCGCAGATGGTATGTTGACAGCAAGCTTTTTTACTATATCATCATTGATGAAAAAAATCCAAAAGATGGAATTCAAGAACTAATTCCTCTTGATCCGTTAAAAATTAAAAAGATTCGAAATGTTCAAAAAGAACCAGCTAGCCTGAGTACTGGCATGGTAGCCCTGATTAAGAATATTGAAGAGTTTTATCTTTATTCGAATACAGATAAAGAATCTTTTTTGACTACTCCAAATCAAGGAATTAGAATTGCCAAGGATGCTATTGGATACGTCCACTCAGGCATCATTGACCTGAATAGCAAGCGCGTAATTGGCTATTTACACAAGGCAATCAGACCTATCAACATGTTGCGCCAGTTGGAAGACGCACTGATGGTTTACCGCGTTGCTCGCGCACCGGAAAGAAGAGTATTTTACGTAGACGTTGGTCAGCTTCCAAAGCAAAAAGCAGAGCAATATCTACGTGACATGATGTCTCGTTTCAGAAATAAAATTGTTTACAACCAAGGATCTGGTGAAATTAAAAATGATCTCAACCATTTATCGCTTCTTGAAGACTATTGGATTCCTCGCAGAGAAGGCTCCAGAGGCACCGAAATTTCAGTGCTGCCGGGGGGCCAAGCAATGTCCCAGATCGAAGACGTTGACTACTTCAAAAAGAAACTGTACTCAGCGCTAAACGTTCCTATTTCCAGACTTGATACCAATTCTGGTTTCAATATGGGTCGTACAACCGAAATCTCTAGAGAAGAGATTAAGTTTTACAAATTCATTGAACGGCTTCGTCACCAGTTTGGTCAAATTTTCTTGCAACTGTTAAAAGTCGAATTGCTTTTGTCGGGAACAATGACCGAAGACGATTGGAACAGTATTAAGTATTATGTTAAACTCCAATACAATACTGACAACTACTTCTGGGATATCAAAGAAACAGAAATTCTTGCTGAACGTCTAAAGATGGTATCCGTGGCTGAAGGATTTGTAGGCAAATACATTTCTCAAAGTTATATTCGTAAAAATATTCTTCGTATGACTGATGAAGAAATGAAAATAATGGACGGTGAAATTCAAGAAGATGCAATGAGACTTCAGGCCCAACAAGCTGCTGAAGCTGCGCAGGGAGTTCCCCCTGAAGGAGAGCAGCAGGCATGAGTAGTGCTATAAGAGTGCATAGATTGATAGAAAGCCTAATTGAGGGCGACGAAGATTTATTTCAGCAGGGATTAAATCAAGAGCTAAGCCTAAGAAAAGAAGACTTTTGTAAATTTTTATCTATTAAAATTTTTGAGTCTATGCAAGAAAAAATTGTCGAAAAGGAGATAAATCTGACTGAAGAAGTTAAAGAGTTTATCTCTTTGTTGGAGCAATTTAAAGACAAAAAGACTCTTAAAATACAATTTAAAAACAAGTCTATTATAAATATTTCTGAAAATGAAATTTCACCAGTTAAACAGCTTTTTGACAATCTTAACTCAGAAAATCAAAAGCTTTTGGCACGCAATTTGTTTGAAAGTCCACAACACTTTAAACAAGCTACCGAATTTGCAAAAAAAGTAAAAGGATTATTTACATGACCGACAAACTCTCACTAATCGAATCAATCGTCAACGAAAACGCCGTAGATTTCCGCCAAATCGTCAACAAAGTTTTGTTGGAAAAACTCGCAATTCGTCTTGATGAACAATATCACGACGTGGCTAAGACTATGTTTGTTCTCGCAGAAGCTGAAGAAGATCTGGAAGAAGATGACACTGAGTCTGAAGACTACAACGAAGAAGGCGAAGAGGAAATGGAAGCTGATCTAGCCCCAGAGGCTGGCACCGACCGCATTCGTCGCAGCTACGGAGCATACTAAACCATGAAACTTATCACCGAACTAGTAGAAGACGTAAGATACATTCAAGAAGACGCCGCTGGCGGTGGTAAGGATTATTTCATTGAGGGCGTCTTTCTTCAGAGCGAAGTAAAGAACCGCAATGGTAGAGTATATCCTACTCCCACCATGATCAAAGAGTGCCGTCGTTACATCAAGGAATATGTTGACAAAGGTCGCGCTTTGGGTGAACTTAACCACCCAAGCGGTCCTACAGTCAACCTTGACCGTGTTTCACACATGGTTAAGACTTTGAATGAATCTGGTAGAGACATGGTCGGTCGTGCCAAGATTTTAAACACCCCGATGGGAAATATTGTAAAAAATCTCATCAATGAAGGTGCTAAACTTGGCGTTTCCAGCCGTGGTATGGGTTCTCTCAAAGCACGCAACGGATACCAAGAAGTCCAAGAAGATTTCATGTTAGCCGCAATTGATATTGTTGCCGACCCTTCTGCTCCAAATGCATTCGTAAACGGAATCATGGAAGGAAGAGAATGGGTTTGGGACAATGGAGTTTTGCGCGCCGAAGTTGTCGAAGGTTATCATAACACCATTAAAAAGAGCTCAAGCAGAAACCTTGAAAAAAACATGCTTAAGGTCTTTGGTCAATTCTTAAAAAGCATATGAGATCTTCAGCCATATCAGCATTATACTATATTGCCGAGGCCGGTGGCTTCGGCAGTGGTACT